ACCCTTTACGGAGCAGGACAATTCGGATACTCTATCAAAATGTTAAACGGATCTAATGACGCACAAGTTACTGGTTCAGCTACTGAAGCACTTATCGATTACGATGACGCTAAAACAATTGGTAACTACAGAAAAGTAACTGTTGCAGCAGCTGATATCCCAGGATTTGACGCAGAAGGAATAAGAGCATTTAGACTTTTATCTTCTTCAGTAGATATTACACTTAACCCAGAACTTACTAAGTTTGACGGAACAAATGTAACATTCGTAGTAGAAGATGCACCAGGTGGAAATACTTTAGTTTCTCCATTCTCTGCATCAGTTAACTATCACGCACAACCTGCAGATAACGCAAGAGGTGACTTTGAAGATTCAACAGCACCTGCAGCAGGAGCAGTTTCTTCATTAGCTATTCCAGAAATCAACGTAGAGTTGAAATCTGAAGCAGTTGTTGCTAAAACTAGAAAATTGAAAGCACAATGGACTCCAGAGTTTGCTCAGGATCTTAATGCTTATCATTCAATTGATGCTGAGGCAGAACTTACTTCTTTATTAAGTGAGTACATCTCAATGGAAATTGATCTAAAAATCTTAGACATGTTAATCGGTGGTGCAGCTACTACTGAAAGATGGTCTGCACAAAACAACAGAGTATGGAACGGTACTGCTTGGGCAGATGCTGGATCAGACTTCTACAATACTCAAGGACAATGGTTCCAAACTTTAGGAACTAAAATCCAAAAAGTATCTAACAAGATTCACCAAAAAACATTAAGAGGTGGTGCAAACTTCCTAGTATGTTCTCCAACAGTAGCAACAATCTTAGAATCAATTCCAGGATATGCTGCTAACACAGATGGTGACTCAGCTGAATTTGCTTTCGGAGTACAGAAAGTAGGTCAATTAAACGGTAGATTTAAGGTATACAAAAACCCTTACATGACTGAAAACACTATCCTTTGTGGATTTAGAGGTGGTCAGTTCTTAGAAAGCGGTGCTGTATATGCTCCTTATGTACCATTAATCATGACTCCTCTAGTATACGATCCAGTATCTTTCACACCAAGAAAAGGTATTATGACTCGTTACGCGAAGAAAATGATCAGACCAGAATTCTACGGTAAAGTACACGTTAGTGGATTAGCTACTATCTAGTATTAACTTAGATTTATATTAAGAGAGGCCTTCGGGCCTCTTTTTTTTTGTACTATTTATTAATATAAATTAAAACGTTTTAATACATGCCTTCAAAACACCACACTGACGAAGTGTTCGTCCAAAAAAGAAGACCAAAACGCCCTATAAAATTTCAAGTTCAACTTAACGAAGAGCAAAAAGCAGCAAAAGCAATAATAATGGATTCACCTGTTACGGTACTAAAAGGTATGGCAGGATCAGGAAAGACATTAGTAGCTACACAGGTTGCTTTAGATCTACTTTTTACTAAACAAGTTCATAAGATAGTAATTACAAGACCAACAGTATCAAAAGAGGATATAGGTTTTTTACCAGGAGATATTAGAGAAAAGATGGACCCATGGCTAGCTCCAATATACCACAACCTTTATATGTTGTACAATAAAGAAAAAGTTGACAAAGAAGTTGAAGCAGGTAATATTGAGATTGTACCATTTGCTTTCATGAGAGGACGTACATTTGTTGATTCTTTTGTAATAGTAGACGAAGCACAGAATGTTACCCACAATCAAATGGAAACAGTTGTAGGTAGATTAGGAAAAGGATCTAAGATGGTAATATGCGGGGACATGGCACAGATAGACCTTAAAGATAAAAGAGAAACTGGGTTTTCATTCTTATCTAGAATAGAAGAAGAGGTATCAGGTTTTAAAACATATGCACTTTTACACAACCACAGGCACAAAATAGTAGCACCAATATTAGAGGTATATAAAACCTTCAGAGATTAGTCACTATTTATATATAAACTGTAACTATGAGTAATATATCTATATGGGCAGGAACATCTACATTTGGTTCTGGCCAAACACCATTCGGATTTTATGACAGTGACTCGGACTTTAGTACTGATGCTGATAAAGTAGCAAGATTTTGTGCTCAAAGACTCGGTTACCCGTTAATGGACGTTGAACTACAATCAGGATCTTTTTATGCCTGCTTTGAAGAAGCAGTAACTGTATACGGAAACGAAGTCTTTCAGTATAAGATTAGAGAAAACTATCTATCATTTGAAGGAGCACCAACAGGTAGTACAGCAAATAATCAACTAGTTGAACCTAACATTAATCGTTTTGTACAAATAGCAAAAAACTACGGTACAGAAGCAGGTGTGGGAGGTAATGTAACTAAATACTCCGGCTCACTTGAACTAACAGGATCAGTACAGGAATACGATTTAGATTCATGGGCTACCGATAACGCAATAGAAGGTGGAATAGAAATTAGACGTGTATTCTATGAAGCACCACCAGCAATAACGAGATATTTTGATCCTTATGCAGGAACAGGAACAGGTATTCAATCACTAATGGACTCATTTGGATTCGGACAATTCAGCCCAGGTATTAACTTTATGCTAATGCCAGCATCTTACGACGTTATGAAGATGCAAGCAATAGAGTTTAATGATCAAATTAGGAGATCTACATTTTCATTTGAATTAGTTAATAACAAATTAAAGTTATTTCCTATCCCACAAACAACCGGGAAGTTATTCTTTGAATACATGAAGCTAACAGATAAATCTCAATTAAATTTTGATAATTCAACAGATAGAATTACAACAGTATCAGAAGTGCCCTACTCCAACCCTAAATACGAACAAATTAATAGTGTAGGAAGGCAGTGGATATTTCAATTTACTTTAGCATTGGCAAAAGAAATGCTAGGGTACATTAGAGGTAAATATGCAACAGTACCGGTACCAGGCTCGGAAGCAACATTGAATCAAGCAGACTTATTAACTGATGCAAGATCTGAAAAAACAGAATTACTAACTAATTTAAGAGCTATGTTAGAAGAAGCATCAAGAGGAGCACAAATGGAAGCACAAGCACAAGAATCTGATTTCCTTAGAGCTACTTTAGCACAAGTACCAATGACAATACACGTAGGATAATGAAGTTATTGAGAATAATAGAACAGATACAGTTTAAAACCTACGAAGGAATGATAAGAGTTCTTTATGAAGATGGTGAAAGCGAAGATTTAGCTGAACTCTTAAGAGCATTACCAGGAGTTACAACAGTAACTAATGCTGGACAGTCTGAAGAAATGAGCACAATGACATTTAAAATCAAAGTAATCACTCAGAAAGAGGGAGAAGAAGCATTTGAACTATTTAAGAACAATGCTATGGATAAATACCCAGGTATAATAAAAATTGAAACAGCGAAAGAAACAATACAAGAGAAGTAATGCTATTTGGAAGTAAAAAAGATTTTAACTTACTAGTTCGTATTAATAGAGAACTGCTTAAAGATGTAATAGAACAGGAAATTCTGATCTATAAAATGAATTTAGCAGATACTAATACTAATATATACGGAGAAGCTATGCAAAAAACTTACCTACAACCGGTAAAACTTAATTGTTTGATAACTAGAGGAGATCAGATAATAGATATAGATGAATTTGGACCAGATTTAGGTAGAGATGCATCTTTTGCTCTACTTAAACAAGACTTAGAAGATATATCAGTAGTTCCAGAGGTAGGAGATATAGTAATGTGGCATGAAGATTACTATGAAGTAGATACAGTTAAAGAAAATGAGCTGTTTTATGGAAGAAATAATGACTACAACGTAGAAAGAACAGCAGGATTCGGTTCTTCAATATCAATAGTATTAGATACTCATTTAACAAGAGCAGATAGAGTAGGAATAGCAAGACAAAGCTTATAACAATGGCAAAAAGAAACAGACCAACACCAAAATCACAGAAAGAAATAGCTAATAACATAATTAGCTCACAAGCGTCTGGACCTAAGCCAACTATTGCTGACAATACAAAAAGAGAACTACAAAGATCTGTAAAAAACGATACTACCAAAAGACTTCATATTGGTTTAAGGGATATAGATGAAACAATAGTATACTACTTTAACAATGTTATTAAACCCTCCGTAATACAGAATGGCTCTCGTAAGAACGTACCGGTATTATACGGTTCTCCGGAAAGATGGAAAGCAGTCCAGAAAGACGGCTTTTACCGAGATAAGAATGGTAAGATTCAAGCCCCTTTACTTATGTTTAAACGTGATAGCGTTGAAAAAAATAGAGGTTTAGGTAATAAGGTAGATCCAAACAACCCATTAACGTACGGTATCTTTAAAAAAAGCTTTTCTAGAAAGAATATATACGATAGATTTAGCGTACTAACCAACCGAAGCAAATCAGATGAGTTATACGGAGTAATAGTACCGGACTACGTTACATTAACATACTCTTGTTTAATATTTACAGACTACATTGAACAAATGAATAAGATAATAGAAGCAATAAACTATGCTTCTGACTCTTACTGGGGAGATGATGAAAAATTTAGCTTTAGAGCTACAATAGACTCATATACTACAGCTACAGAACTAACACAGGGAGAAGATAGAGCTGTAAAAACCACTTTTACTATACAAATGCACGGATATATCATATCAGACTCAATACAATCACATATTGCGGGGATGAATAAGTACTACTCAAAATCTAGTGTGAACTTTAAACTAGAAACAGCAGGCACATTAGAAGAATTAACAGCAAAAGCAGGAACATCTCAAGCAGAAACAACAACAAGGTTTATTGATTCAGCAGGAGGTGGTATACCGGCACAATCAACACTGACAGCCGACGAAATAGCTTACATAAGTACAAACTTAACAGTCACCACAGTAGGATCGTTGGATAACAACTGTATTACCTTTAATAACTTAGCATTCGTATCAGCACCAAATGGGTTTATACCAGGAGAAGAAAGATTCTCACTATATATTAACGGACAACATATAGCACCAGAAGATTACACAGTAGCAGAGGTAGGTAGCAATATAGAGGTATGTGTTGACGTAACTAATATAGGGTATAATATAGGATCAGGAGATCAAATTATTTTCACAGGTAAAATAAAGAATGTAATATAATGGCTTTAATACATTGGAAACAGATAGATGGCGATTTAACAGGTTCCAGAGTCCTAACAGGATCTCTAGGAATATCAGGGAGTATAAACCTAACAGGTAGTGTTGAACAATCCTCAGGCTCATTTACTTTAAACTTTGATGGAGCATCAGACTATTTTAGTGTTAATGTAGGTGGAGAAGAAAAGTTAAGAATAAATGAAGAAGGTACCTTGCAAATGAAATCTCAAACATCAACACCTACTGCAGTTTCAGGAGGTTTATTCTACTCAGCTTCAAATGATTTTTTCTTAGGGTTTAGAGACTAGCCCATATTTATTACTATACGACTCATTTATTTAAACAAAAAAATATAACATGGCAAATTGGAAAAAGATAATTGTTAGTGGTTCGCAAGCATTATTAGCGAATGTAAAAGCTGACAATTTAACAGCAGGAACCGTTCTTATAGGCGGAACCGGTGGTTTAATAGAAAATAGTGGGATAACATTTGCCACTTCAACATACTCTTTTGGAGCAACTAGTTTAGTTGCAACTGGAGCATCCTCAGCACTAACAGGTTCATTTACAGGCTCCTTTGCAGGTGCACATACAGGTGATGGATCCGGTTTAACCGGTATAGCATTAGACATTGATGCTTTAGGTAACACAGGTATGAGTAATACCAGTTTAATAGACGGTGACTTATTTGTCGTTTCTGATGGCGGAACAGAGAAAAAAATTACCTACGGCCAGTTATATAAGAATATATTTGACGAAGTAGCCGGAGACGTAACAATTTCAGCAACAGGAGCATCAGTAATTGGAGCAGATACAGTAGAAGGTACAATGTTAAATACAAACGTTGCAGATACCACTACAATTGAAGTTTCTTCAGATACATTATCTGTATTAAAAGTTCCTAATGCCTTAACAGCGGGATCTGGTTTAAGTGCTGCAGGTACATTTGACGGTGCTACTGCAAGACAATTTAATGTTGACTCAGGATCACTACTTCCTTACATTACAGGATCTACATTTGGTACAGTTACTGGAGACGTAACAATCACAGCAGCAGGATTAGCAACTATTGGAGCAAATAAAGTAGACGGATCTAAATTAACAGATAGTATTACAATCGCCCAGGATTTAACAGGGGCGGGAGATTTAATTGTAAACGGAGACACAACCACAGTTAATACAGCAAACTTACAGGTAGAAGATAAGTTTATATTTGTAAATGCAGGATCAGGATCAGTAGCTCCAGTAGGAGAAGGTGGTATAATTGTAGAATCTGGATCAGCAGGATCTGGATCAGCATTCTACTTTGATGGAAATGCAGATAGATGGTCACTTGCTAACAACTTAGGTAAAGAATCAACTACAGCAACTCCTGAAGCATATGCAGCAGTAGTAGTTGATATAGATGCATCAATGTCGTCAGGTATATATGAACAAGTAGGTAACATTAAACATGAAGGTGGAGATATCTACATATGGGCATAATAGCGTAAAAAAAATAGTTAATTAAATAATAAAAAAATAAGTTATATGGGTATATTATCAAAGATTACCAAACCAAAAGGTTCTCAAGAATTAACCATAGAAGATCTTAAATTTCTTCTATCTAAAATGAGAATTGCAACATACACTGGAGAAGAATTTGAACACTTTTACAATGTCTGGGTAAAGCTAACAGAAACATTACAGTATTTAGAAAGCAAAAAGGGGACTTAAGGTCTCCTTTGCTATTTATACGTATATTATAGGCCCGAAAGGGAAGTGGACTCACATTGAGCAACCAACCGTAATTGTTTAGAATATGCCAAACTGGAAAAAACTCATAGTTAGCGGGTCTGATGCTAACTTAAATTCGATTGTAGTCAACTCAACTGGTTCTTTTGGAACTCAAGTTAGGATAGGGACAGACACCTATACAGGAGGATCCTTAATAGTATCTCAAGGTTCTACAAACCAAAGAGTCGCAAGACTCGGTAATATAGAAGTAGTTAACAATGCTACCGGTGGAACCTGGACAGGGCAAGCAATACATGCAGAAGGTTCAAACAGAACCCTTAGATTCACAGCAGGTGGATCTTTAAATGCATCTGATACATCAGCACATAAATTTAAAGGCTACTTAAATTCTTCAAGAACTGTAGATTATAGTACATTTAATGTAAATGGAGGATATAATCAAAATACATTAGCCGCTGATTATAGCTATATTAAGATAGACGGATCTGTAAACCAAACAGGAACATCCCAATCAGGGTCAATAACAGGTATTGATTATAACCCAAGTCTTATTAACGCTTCATCCGCAACCCACTATGCTTTTCGTGCTAGATCGGGAAATATTGTATTAGATTCAGGTAGCGTTGGTATCGGGACTACTGATCCAGCAGAGAAGTTACACGTTTATAATGCAGGTAATTCGTTTATAAAAATTGACTCTGACGCTACATCTCCATATATGGCTGGAGTTGAGTTTGTAAGAAGTTCAATTAATGGAGGTCGTATTTACAATGACGGTGGAGCGGTTCAAGTAAAGCTAGAAAGTTACTTTGGGTATGATTCAGTAAACCCAACACGTGGAGGCTTTATGTTTAAGACAGCCCCGGTAACTTCAGGAACTTTAGTTGATGCTGTTAGAATAGATGCTAGAGGCTATGTAGGTATTGGAACTGCTACTCCAAGCGAAAAACTTGAAGTTAACGGAAATATAAGCGGTAGCGGTGACTTATACTTAGGAGGAGATAACTTTTACCTTGGAGGTAGTGAAACAAGAATTAGAACATATTCTAGCTACTTAGGATTTTTTGCATCTGGAGGATCTGCTAAAAACATTAAAGTAGGAGGATTAGGAGTTACTAATGATTTCTCAGATAGCTTCCCTACAAATGGAATATACTCAAAAGGAGATATAGTAACAAGCGGATCAGTTACAATACATACAGTAGATAATGCAACATCTGATACAGATAAATTTTTAGTTTCAGATGCAGGCACTGTAAAATATAGATCAGGCTCTCAAGTACTAGCTGATATAGGAGGAATATCATCTGCTGATATATCTGATATGGTAACCAAGAGTACTAATCAGACAATAACTGGAGCAAAAACATTTTCTAATAAAATAACACTAGACGACGGATCCGGAGCAAGCCCAGAAATAGATTTTATAAACGGCGATAATCAGAAATTTACAGTAAGCGCTGGTGATAATAACCGTACACTTAATATAACCCATGAAAGTAACGGCGGCAACGATGTATCGATAATATCTACTCAGAATGACTTTAGAGACGCTGTAATAAAAGTAGGAGGAACTTCTACTTACGGTAAAAATATACAACTATCAGGTTCTTTCACATTTCTACCACAAGCACAAACTGGTAGTATACGGACAACTTCAAACCAAACGTTAGAACTAGTACCCAACGGAACCGGAACAGTAAACATAGGAGATACTTCTAACGGAACAGTAATGTATCACTACTCTCAGGAAAACGATGGAGTGCATACATATAGAACTCACGGAGGTGATTATTCTTCAACATATACAACCGCTGCATCAGGATCTAGATTCTTTCAAGATCTTACAAGTAACGGTAATATCTATGCTCGTGGCTTTTCTGGAGTAAATATAGGACAGGGAAGTAATAATAGTAGGTACGGACTTTGGGGTTACCCACACGGAACAGGAGCAGGAGACGGAAACCTTTATATGGCACCTAGAAATATAAATTCTTCAAACGGATCATTTATAAAATTAGGACAAAGAGACTCAGATGTAGCAGCAGATAAGGGAACAGTTGTAATAACTGCTGGAGATCCAACCTACCATAGTATGACAGGTGATATAGTATTCAACTATAGTTCATCTAGAGTAATGAAATTAGAGGGAGATACTGGATACGTCGGAATGGGTGTTAATGGTCCTTTAGCACCTCTACACATATCAGGTGGTGCAGAATGGAGAACGCTTTACTTAGAAGCTCAAAACCCAGCTGTGTACTTTAAAGATTCGGGCTCTGTACCGGGATACCATGTTGGATTAAACAGCGACCACCTCTATGTACTTAGAGATAGCGACGGTAACGGAGACTATAATAACATATTAGCCCACTTTAATTCATCTGAGTTCAAAGTATACGGAGATCAGACAGTAGCAGGAAACTTAACAGTGGATGGCACCGTAACAGCACAGGAATTTCACACTGAATTTGTATCTTCTAGTATAATATACGAATCAGGTTCAACTAAGTTTGGAGATACAGCAGACGATAAACATAACTTTACAGGTTCATTAATTGTAAATAACGCAGCCTCTAATACTAATAGTATATTTAAAGGTATAAGGTCAAGTACGTACTACTTTGACTTAGGGCAGTATGCTGATATAGACCATAGAGTTAACGGTTCAGTCTTTGCAAACACAATTAGAAATACATCTACTACACAAACTACACCAGTGCTTAGACTTGGACACAGTAACGATGGAGCACATATTACAACATACGATACTAATGAAGATTTAATAATAAATCCTAACGGCTCAGGAGATGTAAAGTTAATTGGGAATACAGAAGTTACAGGATCAATTGATTCAAGTGGTGATATTAGATCCGAAAGAGATTTAGAAGTAGGATATAATAACGCCAATTACGACCAACAATTAATACTACATAACGGTCTTAATAAAAATTACATTTTTACATCAAATTCAGCATCCATAAGCAATGCTCAATTAACAATTCAAGGAGGTAATTACACACATGCCGTTAATTTTAAAGATTCATATTCTAATCAAGACAATTATGCAACGTTATCAGGAGGATACACAGGAGATTCTAAATTAATACTATTTAACTCTTCTTCCCAATTAACAACAACAATAAGTACAGCAACTTCATCACTTAACCATACAGATGTATATGGGAATATAAGATTTACTGGCACCACTGCTAATACTATAAACTCTATAGTAAATTTAACATTAAATGCAGACAGTGATTCAAACAGTGGAGACGGGTATAGAAATATAATATTTAAAAATAGAGGAACAGAGACAGCTAGAATAGATCAAGACGGTAAATTAGGTCTAGGAACAGATAGCCCAGAAGCTAAGTTAGAAATTGTAGATGCAACACCTACATTAATACTAAGAGATAACCGTAACTTAAATGTTGGAGCTTGGGACAATGTAGCAATGAGCAGAATACAGTTTAGCACATCAGATACTACATCACCAGGAGCAAGAGCTTTAACAGAGATTGAAACATATAGTGGCACTGGAGCAGCATCAGGCCCTGAAGGAGAATTAAGATTCAAGACTTCTGAAATTACTGATGCATCTCCCCAAACTAGAATGACTATTTCTGCAGAAGGTTATGTAGGTATAGGAACTGCTCCTTACACAGGACTAACAGTAGCAGGAAATATAACTACCTCTGCTAACTCATACATAATATCAACAAGGAAACTTGCAGCTCGAGACGGAAACGGACTCCAAGTAGTAAATGATGGAGGAGAGGGTATTAATGTAAACGATGATAATAGTGTAACACTTACAAACTACGGATCAGGTACACACACAGGTACATTAGCAAAATCATTAGGTGTTGATTCTTCAGGTAATATTATAGAAACAGTACCTACTGCTGGAGGTATAGACGGAACAGGTATATCTCAATCACTAGCAATATGGTCAGATACAGATACTGTAACAGCAACTAGCAACCTTAAGTACCTTAGCAACAAGGTAAGACTTAGTAATGCCGGATACGATACATTAGAATTAATAAGCTCAGTAGCAGAACACAGTTCCATGAAATTCCTTTCCGGCTCTGTAGGCTTAGGTAGAATTGGATGGCACAACTCAGGATACCATTTCCCAGGATCAAATTCACAAGCGTTGATGCTATTGGGTAACAAAGGTATTAACTTCGGTATACCGTCAACAGGGTCTATTTCAATAATGTCAGGATCAGCTGATGTAATTATGGCGCTAAGCTCTAGTGTAGGTATAGGAAAAACACCAGTCTATAAATTAGATGTTAACGGCATAATAAGATCAGGAGATGCATCAGCAACATCAAACTATGTTTTAGTTGAAGGCGCAGACAATAATGATACATACACAGTATTTAAAGGTAAACGTAAATACCCAAGAATAGATCTTACAGATACTTATGGCGCCACTGATACCACCTTTCAGATTTGGAATTTAGGAGGTCAATTAAGGTTCGGAACCTCAGCAGGAGGATCAAATACTGCCGCTTTCTTTATTAACGGAAGTGGAGCAGCACCCGTTACATTTAATACATCTGTAGGGATAGGTCACCACAGTTTAACTGGCACAAGCTACAAACTACACCTATCATCTTCTAATGCTAATCATATAAGATTAGAAAGAGACAACCACGATTCATATAGAATTGCATTATCCCACTCTGCAGGATTAGGTTTTTATAATTTAACTGACTCTAGGGATGAATTAAGATTTAGAGGAAATGGAGATATACTAATACCTAGTGGAGCATTAGGAATCGGTAACACTACACCAACACATAAATTACACATAGTAGATGGAACTGATAGTTTAAAGTATGGAGCAGATATAGGTAATGGTTTCGATGGAATAAAACTTACCGGAGGAGCTCCAGGAATAGAGTTTGTAGGAAACGGAGATGACTTTATAGTAGGTAAGATTACCGCAGGATTAGCATTCTTTAATAGCACTGACTCTAACTATAAAATGATTCTTGATGATGATGGTAATCTTGGTATTGGTACAGGAACATCTGCTATTTCTGAAAAACTAGAAGTTACGGGTAACGTTAAAGCAACTAGGGTAATATCAGATACTATAAGAGATACTAATAATAATGGACACTTGGTTACTGCTGTTACGAATGCTTCTAACACTACAACAATTGTAGGTAATGCAGCTACAGCGAACACATTAACCTTAGGTGTTAAAGATACAGGTGTTGTAACTACCCAAGGAAGCGTAGGAATCGGGACTACTAATCCGGATTCTTTATTACATGTCTCAGCAGATGTAACTGGAGCAAATACAGGCACAATAACAATAGAGGGTAGACCTACTGGTTTCTTAGGTGATGACATAGCAACAATTGATTTTCATAATAACGGTAGTAAACGTGCTGATATTAGAATGGAAAGAGGTAACGCTGCTGATGATTCTCAACTTGTTTTTTCTACATCTGATACGGGAACTCTTAATGATGCTTTAATAATAAACGAAATAGGTAACGTCGGAATAGGAACACCAAATCCAGATAGTTTATTACAGTTATATAAAGCAACAGGTAATACGACATTAAAAATTACATCAAACCAAGAAAACGCTTACCTTTACATTGACTCTAATCAAGACGGAGCTGGAGGAGAAGAAAGTGGTATAATTCTTGCAGACAATGGTACTGCAAAATGGGAACTATTTAAAACAAGTGGTAACGATTATTCAATCCACGATTATACACGTGGTGCTTCTTCATTTAAGATACAAGATAATGGAAATATGTTCCTTATGGCCAACGGAGGAAATGTTGGTATAGGAACAGAAACATTAAGCACTGTTGGAGGTAATGCTAAACTAACTATAAGTGCTGGAAACAGTCCTGTTTCAATAGTTAACGGTACCAATGATGGAATGTACCTTAGAAGATTTGACGATGAAGATGGGCATTATCAATTACAAACAACTGTAGGTAGTGGCAATTCAGGAACATTATCATTACAGACTTACGGAGGAGATTTAGGAGTTGGAACAAGAACACCATCTAGTAAATTTCAAATATCTGGAGGTAATACAAGCACCGCAGCAGATGCATTATTCTCGATTCAAAAGAACGAAGAGGGTTATGGTTTATTTGCTGGTATTTTAGGATCCGGAACATCATGGCTTCAATCTTCTACAAAAACACAATCTGCATACTATGGATTAACACTACAACCTAATGGAGGAAATGTAGGAGTTGGAACTACTTCAACCCCTCAAAAATTAACAGTTCAAGGAAACATTCAATTAAACCATACATCTGGAAACTCTCAGTCAAGCTACGATTTACGATTTAACGCAACTAATTCATCTGGACAGAGTCAAATAAAAGCAGCAATGTATGCTGCACCATATGGTAATAATACTAACGGAGGGAACTTTGTACTAAAAACAGCAAATACAGGTACTACGTTAATTGAAAGATTTAGTATCAATGCTATTGGAGCAGCAAGATTTAACCAGTACGGATCAGGAACACATACAGGAACAGCTACTAAAACTCTTCAAGTTGATACTAACGGAAATGTAGTAGAAAGTAATATAGTAAAATTTGCACCAAAAGTTGAGTATTCCGCATTAGCTGCTGATTTAGCAGAAAACGCCGTTGTAACATTACCAAACTCGCTAACATATACAATATCATCAGGAGGATATGAATACCTAGAAATCTTCTTAGATGGAATTAGACTAAATAGAACAATAGACTTTGAAGAAGTAACAACAACTACTATTAGAGTACTAATGAATATTCCACAAGGATCAGTTTTAACTTATAAATCTATATCATAATGATTAAATACATCTCAGAAAAACAACAAGCACTACAAATTATAATGGATAACTACAACGGATATACCATTGATTCAGTTAATAGCAATGTAACATTTAATGTAACAATATCTTATGATATAAGTGATATAGAAGAGAAAATAAATACCATAGAGACAGAATTAAATGTGTTAGAAAGTGAAGTTGAAAGGGAAAACGAAGAACTAAGTATTAGTCAAATTCAAGATTTAAATGATTCTTTAGATATTTTAAAAGATCTTCTAATTAAATTAAACTAAGTAAACCTAATGGCAAGTATATACACAGTAAAAAACGCCGGAAAAAAACACTGGAATGACACTTCTGCGTGGGTAGGAGGAGTTGTACCTGGTGAAAACGATAGAGCGTATATTGAGACTGATTTTACCCGAATTAACTTTGGAAACGGCTATCTCCCATGGGAAGGTAAGAAATCAGAGATTAGAGTAGATACCACATCAGGATTCCCAGCTACTTCTGGTTCATTTTATACTTATGCTTACTTATCCCAAAACATAATTAAAATAGACTACGATACAATTAATGGAGATGACTACTTTAACTCATGTTCTATAGATAATAGCTTTAGAGAATGGTCTCCTTCTCAATCAGGTAGTGTTGATGACGATAAAGCGTACGGGTATATGAAGAATGATACCCCAGTATTTAGAACGGACCATACACATATATACGTTTCTGGTTCCAGCACCTGGCATGTAGGTAGAATTTACGTTAGAGATCACGCAAAATTTACTGTAAAGGATACTGCAACTCTAGCATTAGATTCTGATACAGAAGATGCTTTTGTAGGAATAGCTGATGCATGTTTTGAAATGTTTGATCAATCAAATGCTATATTAACCGGCTCAACAGAAAGAAATAGTGGTTTAATACATTTAGAAGACGATACATACTGCTCAGTTAATATATCAGGATCTTCGGATCTTAGAACTAGAACTACAGTTTCTACATTAGTTAACACAGGAAGCGGAATTATACCAGTAGCGAACGGAAGTAACTTTGAACCAGGAGATATTATATCAGTATACGGGAAACACGATGTAGAAGTTCAAGGAACCCACGGCATTAATACAAATTCGGACTATGAACCCTACTATTATACTACTACAGGATCAATTTACCCGTACTTCCATAACAACGTAGTTAAAGATGAAGACGAAACTTTTGAAGTTTGTTCAGTAAATGGAAACAACTTAGTAGTTAAAAAGAAGTTTACTCCCATAGGAACAGTAACACATACTCAAGGAGCAATCACAAGAAGAGTTTACCAAAAAGAACACGGTAGATCAAAAAGTAGATTCACAGGCACTAAAACATCAATAAGTGTTAGATCTGAAAATAATCAATACAAAACAGGAGACAAGGTAGCTATTGGGAATAGTGTATATACAGTATTAGAAGTAGCAGATAAATTAATACCGTTCAAAACAGTAGACTTTGTAAATGGAGATAATCTAGACGATTTCTGGGTTGATGAATTTATCGGTTCAGGTTCTACTAATGAAATTAAATGTAACTCAGGTTTTATAACAGGTTCTACAGGATTACAGATGTCCGGTAGTTTAGTTGGCACATCTAACTACTATAAATCTCTTTATATGAAAGATATGAAACTAAGAGATTTAAAAGTTACACTAACATGTAGTCAGGTAGACGATAATGGATCTTGGAATGGTGATAGAATGGCAGGAGTAAGTATTTGTGAAGAACCTTACAATAGAGACAGGGTACTTTCATTCTACAATAGATACAGTTACGCAAGAGCATCCTATATAGGGATATACTCAGATGATGTGTACTATGGGTCTAGACAAGACCAGTGGGGTAGATTAGACGGAGACGATTTAAATAATACTCCTAATATTAGCACCGGTATGAGAGAAGGAGAAGTAACTGTAGAGATGAATGCTTTACGTGAGAATGTAGACTTTACCTATCAGGGTCAGTATTTAAACTCATCTACAATAAGCAGAAAAGCAGGTTCAGTAGCAATACACCTACGAAGAGAAGGTTCTAGTATAAAAAAACTAGTTGTTGAAGAATATGTTCAAGAGTTAGTACTGGATACAACAGATTCTATAAGTGTAGACTCTAAAGTATATATAACAGGAACTGAGGTAATTCACCCAAGTGGGCAAGAAGTAGTAAAAATAGCATCAACGATAACAGATATGAGAGGGTATGAAAATATACCATCTAAATTTGCAAAAGGAAAAGACTTAACAGACTGTGTAGTCCCGGTACTCTGGTCTAATAATGGTAACCAGAATAGATATAGAACTAGCAGTACATCTTCGGATAGAGCTAGATTAGATAGTTTATTTTTAGATCATAACCACTACGATTATTACTTTAGACTAGATGCAACAAACCAGTCCTTTATAGATTTAAACCTAGGTAAAGAAGTAGACCTAGACGCTGTTGGTTTAGCACATTTCTATAACCTACCAAGTCATTATCCCGGTACTTACCCTAAAGGTATTGGTATAGAATACTCAACAGATGGACATACTTGGAATGTTGCAAGAGCACAGGCTGATGATACAAGATTAAGTAACCAAGGAGCAGATTACCGAATATATCAATTTTCAGAAATTACTGCAAGATTTTTAAGAATTAAAGTTAATGGAGCAAATAATAACACTAATAATAGGATTGTAGCAATGGGGTTCTATAAATTTGACGGTAGAGGAAGTAGTATAGAACTAAATAATACATCAGATTTAGCAGTTGGTGACACTATTACATTTATGAATCCCCAAGCAGTAAGAGCTGGAGGGTATATAAACGCACATCATAGAAGCAATTACCGTTCAGCAGTTCTTGCAGGTACTAAGACCGCAAGTGATTACCCAGGAGGACTTACATTAAACTACACCATTACAGCTAAAACAGGTAATGTTATCACATTAGACAGACTTATAGAGGGGTATGAAATACACCCTGATACATTAGTAATAAAATTAGATAGAGGAATAACAGTAAAAAGTCAAGCAGGCATTAGCAACTGTATACCTTTTGGAGGATTCTACTCTGATAGTAGTTCTAATCCCTGTTATTTTAATATTGAAAATGCTTCATTTTTATCCCTAGGTTCAAATAGTAGAGAGAGAATGTACTTTTATAGACACCCTTATGTAGGTAGATTTAATATTTCTAATAGCAGTTTCTACTACATAGAACCAGGTTCACCGTACTTTAATAACTCAGGGATGGTTCGTAAAAATAACGCATGGATAAACACCTCTACTTTTAGTAATAGAGGTTCTAGAATGCACAGTGACCAAAAAGTACATGGCGAAATTAATACCAGTACTAATTACCAATTTAAAAACGTACACTCAACAAGTGACTATTATACAGGTAATATAGTTGATGCAGGAAGGTATATGTATATTAATAGCCACTCAACACCATATGAAGGAGGTAGTAATAGATTAGTTATAAGAAACAACTACTGGACATTCCAAGATTATGTAAATCATCAATTAGGAGACGCGCACGGTAGAGAGACAGCACCTAAGAATAGCACACATATATACGATAATGTTGAAAGGCAAGGAGCAGGTTATAGAAGATACTATAACGATTACTACGGAATTCATTCTAATCCAAACAATAAAATAGAGGGTAGTAAATATTACCCCTTTACTGCCCCGAACGGATTCAGATGGTATACAGAATCAAATATAATAGACTACCAAGCTATGGGGACGGATTATCATGAAATGAGTCCAATTATAGGTAAGGATTACTTTTCTAATAGAAACTTTTTAACGGATAACGGTAGAAGATTTATAATACAAAATAAAGATAAAAAGAACCAATACGATATGGTTAACATCTCTTTAAATAGAGCAGCACCACTGTTAATGTCAGCTAACTTTTCAGTACATGAAGAACAAGAGATAAGAGTACAGCAAAAAATGACATATAAAACACCATTTGGACAATATTATGACAACTACTTAGGCTCCACAACCAGTACAAATAAAGATATAAAAGGAGTACTACTATACCAAGATAGAACAGTATCTATACAAGGAGCCCCGATATCATTAACTTTTACTGATTTTACCTTCGATCATTCGTTTACAGCCCAACCAGGTAACTATTTATATATGCTATTAAATAGAAATAGAGCATATTGTCAAACTCTATTTACTTACAAAGATATGAGCTTTAACGTAACAGGAAATACACCAAACAAGATTTATATATCTCAGAACCTATTCAAAGAGCATAAAATACTACGTAGACCAGACAAAATAGCATTAGCGGATTATTCAGGTAAACAAAAGGTACCTAAAAAATTAGCTACTAGAACAACAGTTAAATTAAGAAAATTTAAGTTTTAAATATGAAACAAAGAATATACAACGGACATCCATTAGAATTTTATGATGATTCTAATAATAAAAAAGCAGAAATTAAAATATCTGGATCTGATCTTATTCTTAACCCAGTAGATTCTTCAGGTACAGTTATAATTGGAGAAGATGGAGCAATTAATGATATTGAAGTAGGAGCTGTAGGTACTGCAGTAGACTTTACTTTTTTAGGTGGAGGAACAATTACGTCAAATGGTAGTACACTCGTACTAGGATCAGCAGGAGATACTGTAGATTTATCAAATACAACACTATCAGCAGTATCCGCATCTGAATTTACAGGATCATATTTTGGTGATGGTTCAAACCTTTTAAACGTACCAATGGACTTAGCATCCTATACAGGTAATGTAGGAGTTACAGGATCATTAGTAGTAACTGGAACTATAACCGCACAAGAATTTAATACAGAAATTGTATCAGCTAGTATTTTGTACGAATCAGGATCAACCAAATTTGGAGATACAGCAGATGATACTCACAACAGAACAGGAAGTCTACTATTAAGTGGTTCTCAAACTATAGACGGTAATTTTGAAGTATTTAAAAAAGGAACTGGGAGAACTGTAGGCGATCTAAAAGTTGATGCAGGAAGTAAGTACACTTATGTAGGTAGGTTAAGCTCAACATCAGGAGATGTAAGTAGTTTTAAAGTTAGAGATAGACTTGATAGAGCATATTTTGATGTTAATACTGCAAGCAAATACATATCCTTTAACCCGGAAATTGGTAATATAACTATGCAGATAGCATCCGGTTACGGTTTTAAAATAAATACAGACCAATTTATAGTAAGCGCTTCAGGCAATGTAGGGATTGGAACAGCTAATCCAAGCTTTACATCAGGAGGAGGACTTCAAATATCTCACGCTACTCAAGCTAATGTAAGATTATCTGATACATCAAATGCTGCATACAATACAGACCTAGCAATGTCTAATGATGACTTTTTCCTAGTAAATAGGTCTTCTGCTGGACATTTAAAATTTAGAGTTAATAGTAGTACAGAAGCTATTACTGTGTTACAAGATGGTAAAGTTGGTATAGGAACCCCAACACCAACAATTGCACTGCATGTTAGTAAATCATCAGGATTTAATATTAAAACAGAAAGAGCAATAGAAGATGGAGGAAGGAACGGTCATTCTCATTTCTATACCGCAGGAAACGCTCATATATTTGGACGACCTTTGATACTGGAAAGTTCATTTAGATTAGCCCCCACCACTCCTTCAGGTACCACAAAGCATTACAGAATATTGAACGACTCAGAGATTCTTAAAGTAGCTTTAGAGGTAGGAGGTTCAACAACTGCAGATAACATACTTACAGTATCAGGTTCAAACGTAGGTATCGGAACAGCTAGTCCTAGTGAAAAATTAGATGTTGCCGGTACAGCTAGGATGGACACAGGAATAACAGAAGGTATTCACTACGTAGGTACTAGTGTTGAACATTGGGGGGATGGAGGCACAGGAATGCAGTTTCCTGCTAATGATACAATTTCTCTTAGAACAGATAGTTCAGATAGATTATACATAAATTCAACAGGCAACGTAGGGATTGGTATAACATCTCCAACATCAAAACTACATATTTACGATAATAATAATTCACCATCAGGTGACATTACAACTAGTAAAATTCTTAGTAACGGTAACGTTGCAGCAAATGGGAACACCCGAACTGGATTAGACGTAGAAACAAACAGAAGCGGTTGGTATAATGCAGATGCTACATCTGGTAATTTTAAAATTTCTAGCGATAACAGGATAGGAAATTCCGACCTTATAGGTGTTAAATCACTTGCTACAGTAGATGTTGATAACGTTTACAGCGGAGTTGCTGCTGGTGGTTCTCTAACAGCACTATACGGTAAAGTTACCACAACACACACAACAGGTTCAGGCCCAGTATCTAAAGGGTATGGTTTAAAAATTGCTGCACCAGAGGTAGCTGCAAATTCAGAGATAGATACATACTACGGCGCGTCAATAGAAGGTGGTTCTGTATCAGGAACATTAACCAATAAGTATGCTCTTGTAACTGCCGCTGATGCCGGAAACGTAGGTATTGGTACTACCTCTCCAGACAGTAAACTTCACCTAGCAACCTCAGGTGGTACTACATTAACTATTCAAAATACAACAAACTCAGGTAATGCGTCTCTACACTTTAGAGATGAGGGGGATGTTAATCAGTACCAGATTTACTATGCTCTAGGAGCGAACAGAGCTTATAACCTTGTAAATGGTAATGGTCTTACGATATATTCTTCTCAAGCATCAGGAGAAATTGCCCGTTTTGGAACAAGCACAGGCTATACCGACTCATACTTTATAGGAGACGTAGGTATCGGAACTGATACTCCTACGACAAGACTACATATTAAAGACGTAGACAGCCCTTATCAAATAAGATTACAAAGCACAGGAACAGAAACTTGGAATCTAGGTATAGGTAAAACAGGTTACTACGATAATACACTATTATTCCAGTATGGAGGAGTTGGTGATAAAATGGCTTTAACAAGCACTGGTAAATTAGGTGTAGGAGATCTTAATCCTACAGCTAGATTAGCGGTAGTTGATGATACTCAATTTTCCTCAGGACAAGCTTCTGTAGAGGTACTAAAATTACAAAGAAAAAATACCGGTGGGGATATAAAAGCTACAACAGAAGGACATATTTCAATGTGGGCTACTGATTCTAATAACAATACAGAATGGGGTAGGATTTCTTGGGTAAATGATAACGCAGCAGATGGTGGAAATGAAACTGAAGGAGCAATGTCTTTCTGGACTAGTAGAGAAGGAACTCTTACTAGAGCGATGTACATTGATCACGACCAGCAAGTCGGTATTGGAACAGATAGTCCTGATGCTATTTTAGATATAGAAAACGCTAGCGGGGTTACTATTGACATAAATAGTTCTAGCGGAGATGGTCAGTTTAGATTCCAAGATAATGGAACAACAAAGTGGTCGATAGGAAGAGATAATACTCAGCAAAATTTTGTTTTCTCTAACTCTGCTGGCTTGGCTTCCGATGACGTACTAACCTTAGCTCATTCTACAGGCAACGTAGGTATCGGGACTACTACTCCAAGTGATAAGTTAGAGGTTGCTGGGAATGTAACCACACAAGGAGGTTTGACAGTTGGAGACTCAACCGCAGATACAGCTCAAATAGGACTTAAACATCTACTAGGATACTGTGAAAACACAGATGTTGATACAGGAACTGAAGACATTAAATCTCTAGCACTATCAACATACCAAGCAGTCTTTTTTGACTACGTAATAAAGAACGGTACTAACCTAAGAGCTGGTACATTAACAGCTGCTCACGACGGAACAAATATTAAATTTAATGAAGTATCAACCGTAGATTTAGGTAACACGACAGATGTTAAGTTAAAGGTAGTAATAGATGGAAGTAATATGAAACTACAAGCCACAACATTAACAGATAACTGGACAATAAAAGCAAATATTAGAGGTATAAAAGTTTAAAACATATTAAATGGCGTTTTCAAGAGGACCAACAGTTATAAAAGATGGGATTGTATTCAGTATTGATCCAGCAAGTACAAAAAGCTACCCAGGAGCAACTAAGGTTAATGATCTTACTAGATACGGTGGTACTACACCAGAATTTACACCCGCTGGGACGCTATCAGGAGGTACAACAGTAACTGTACCTACCACAGGGTCGACAACTAAAGTATTCGGTTTTGATGGGACTAACGATAGTTTACTTTTCCCAAATAATAACTCTGCTGCACCTCTACCCGTTAACTTTACATCATCAGCATTTTCAATAGAATCTTGGGTAAAACTCCAACAAACAGGTTCAAATAACATAGCAGTTATAGTCACTAGAGGAAATCCATTATGTGATGGTTGCGACGGTGGATTTAATACCATGTTTACCAATAGTTCTACAATACAGGTAAGATTCGACGCAACAGGAGGAAGTAATATAGCAAGTGTTTCTTATAACTCTTCTTCATATGGGGTTAGAGATGATAAATTCCACCACATTGTAGGGTTAAGAGATGGAACAAATATCAAACTTTACCTAGACGGGGTAGAAGTAGCAACAAATAATAACGACAATAACGTAAACGTTAATGTAGAAGACCACGTATACATATCAGGATGGAGTTCATATAGAGGAGAAATGGAAGTAGGCCCAGTAAGGATATATAATAAAGCACTATCAGCTACTGAAGTAAGTATTAATTATAACGCTCAAAAACATAGATTTATATAATGAATACAGGACCGAAAATAGATACAGATGCTTTAGTGTTTGGATATGATACTGGATACCCACTAGTTTCTACAAGCAGTGATTCATATAAATTTAACCTAGGTGAGCCAACTACCAATAAGTTAGATGGTGATATACTAGGTACCGGAAACGGAGCAAGTTTAGACTCAGATGACTTTGGTACATACATACAGTTAGCAAATATTACTTCCAGTTATTCTAGATTCCAACTACCCAGTATAACGGTAGTATCTAATGAAGTATACACCTGGTCATTTGAATTATATTCAACAGAAACTATAACACAGAGTGGTAATAAGTACTACTTTGATACAAATGAATATTCTGATCAATTTTCAACTAGTAACGATTTATCAAGAGTAGGATTTACAAACATAAGACCTTCTTCTATACCGGCAAATGAATGGACTAAGTTTAGTTTAACAGTTACTATGAAAGATAATTTAACTGGGGCCTATACATATGACTTCTTTAATATGCTATATCCTCATTTTCAAAATAAAAAAATATACTATAGAAATATGCAGTTTGAAACTAAACCGCATAATACACCCTATGCAGGACAGGGTATTACAAGGTCTGTAGAAAACTCATTAATTGATTTAAAAAGAAACACAACAATAAACGTATCAGATGTATCTTTTGATACTGATGCACAAATGTTTTTTGATGGTACTGATGACCATATTACAATAAATAACCCCGGTATATCAATTGATAGGTTTACTATTGAAATGGTACTTAAACCAGATAGCTATTCAAATAGCCCAATGTTAATTAACCCAAGTAGTACAGGTATTGATCAGTATGTAAGAATATGGAGTAATGGTCAAATTGGAGGTGTATTTGTAGCAGCAGCGGATACATCAGGAGATTCATGTAAAAGCACAACTCAATTAGACACAACAGAATACACACACTTTGTTCTAACAAAAACTCAAAGTGCAATAAAGGTGTATATAAATGGTGAACTAGAAACAACCGTTACACCGACAGTAACCGCAGCACCCTGGACAGGAACTTGGGATATAGGACAAAGAGCAAATAATACTTTTAACTACGATGGTGAATTACCGATATTAAAAGTGTATAAAAATGAGATGTCAGTAGAAACAGTAAAAAGTAATTTTAAAGGACTTAGAAGTAGGTTTAATATTTAGATATTTATATTAAATGGGAATAAATAGAGGAGCAAATATAGTTAGAGAAGGTCTTGTCTTTGGGTATGATACAGGTTATCCCCTAGTGTCGTCTAGTTTTGATTTATATAGATTTAACTTAGGTGAACCTACTACTAATCAAGCAAACACAGATACAAAAAGAACAATAGCTGGACACAGTGTTGGCGCCTACGGCCATGTAGTAGAGGTATCATCTGCACCTGAAAAAGGAGTTGGATGGAAAAAGATTAATATTACAACACATGGAACTAATAATAGAATTGCACAATTTCCATACATTACCCATGTAGCTAACGCAACTAACACCTATAGTGTTGAATATGATTTTAACACATTATCAGGGTATTACTGGAAATTAGACGGCTCAACCGGTACTCTAGGAAGTAATGTTAAAGACACCGGGCACATACATTCACTAACACACACAAGAACAAGTAACGGAAGTCAAGCTTTATTTTTAATGAATAACAATGTCAATAGAGCATCAATAGACGATACTATATACTTTAAAAATTATCAAGTTGAAACTAAACCACATAATTCACCTTTTACAGAAACCATAAGATCAACATCAGGTTCATTAATAGATATAACAAGAACAACTGATATAGATTTATCTGATGTAACATTTGATAATAATGCACAAATGACTTTTGACGGTTCGGATGACTTTATAGAATTAGATGTAAACTTATCAGATCTTGTAGGAACAGCCCCTACAGGAATAACTTTTGAATTTGTAGCAAAAGCAGATAACCTAACAAACCCAATAGGAATCAGCGGGGACTATACAGGTCCAGCAGGAACAGGATTTGGAATTAAAAGGTCTTCTTCTAATAATAAACTAGAATTTAGAGTTTACGCAACTGGTGGAATTCCAAGATCAACAACAGACATACCCACAGATAGTTATTTTTACGGAGTTTGTATTTGGGATGGCACTAGCACAGGACAGCTTAGAATATACTTTAACGGAGTACTGGAAACAACAGACACTTCAGCAGGTACGACTTGGAACCATGGAAACGGTGATTTGAGAATAGGAGATAATTACGGAAGCATGGGTTCCCCTGGAGAATGGCAAGGAGAAATACCAGTATATAGAATTTACGATAGAGCACTATCATCAGCAGAAGTAACACAGAACTTTAACACCTTAAAGGATAGATTTAACATATAATGGCAACAGGAGGAGGACCAAATAATATAACTAAAGGATTAGTAGCAGGATACGATACAGGGTATCCAGCATCTACTGGATCTACTCATGAAACTAAGTACTATAAAGGACAGTTTCTACATGAAAACGTAATACCCGAAACACAGACATTATCTAGATATAACAACCCAGGTTTTTCCGGAACAAACACGAATACAGGTAAATTACACCCAATACATAAAACACCAATTTGGAAGTTAACCCACATAGCTGATTCAGGAAAAGAATCAAGATTATCAAGCGGGGAAGGATTTGGATGTTACCATAGTTCTGTAACTCAGTATAATGCAGGAAGTAAGTACATAGCTTCAATTTCATTCAAAGCAGATTCAGCAAGCCCGGTAGTAACAGGAAGTTTTAGTAACGGTTACTCCAATATTAACGGATGGAACGCTCACGGTACATCAAAAACAATGGTACCTGAAGGAGATGGTTGGTATAGAATTTATACATTCTACAACAATACAACAACTGCATACTCAGCAGATGGCACCACAAATTTATCAGGTAGATATGCAGGTAATACCTATACCACAATTGATCTACCTGCTGGAATAAGTGTAGTAACGCATTCGGTTGATACTGCTCAATACCTTGGCGGAGACGCTAATTATAGAGGTACTTACCAATTAACCAATACAGTACAAAACGATTATAATAATGTAGGTGCATCTATTTTAGATTATGGATTAGATACTTCGTATACAAAACCAGTATTTAACCCAGTATGGAACTTTCCAACCAGTAGTGCTAGTGATATAAACCAAACAATATACTTAAGAGTAAATATGCCTTCAGCAGGTTCAGTAAGACTTAGATCATACGTATATTCAGCTACCCCTTATTTAACGGACAGTAAATATTGGAAAATATACTTTGATTCTGCAGGAGTATCAACCGGTAAAGAAATGACTACATACTGGAGCGCACCAATGAAATCACGAGTAGTAACCACAGATGTTACAAATAGCAATAATAAGAATTATAAATTTAAAAAATACGGCACAAATGTAAGACATTCGACTGATTCCTTAGTCAATTTACCTTCCCTAGAAATTGGCTCCTCCCAGAGTTCCCTTTCATTTACAGGAGCAAGTACAGTGCATGTTAGTTATGATAGCGATAGACTCCCGTATTTTGACGGTACGAATGACCGTATTGAACTTAACAAAATAAGTGGTGTAAGTAGTGGTTCAACACATGTAACTTTTATTGCATGGATTAAATCTGATGGTGCTTTAACAAACGCAAGAAGAGGTCTTTTCTATTCTTATGCTCATCCAGAATTAGATGAAGGTGGGATAGCCCTCTACGGTACAAACACCGGAGCATTAGCAGTTTCAACAACTGATACAGAGCTTGATACTCGACAAGTTTCTTCATCTAACTTTAACATATATGATGGAACATGGAAATGTGTAGGATTTAGATTATCAACACAAGCCATAACAGTATTTCACTTTAACAGTAACGGTAACTTAGTAACATCTTCACTATTAGAAAACGGTACACGAACAGTTAAATCAGGGTATAATATAATGAAAGACTTAATAATAGGAGCTGAATATGATAACTCAAATACATATTGGCAAGGCAGTATAGACGGAGTAAGATTTTTTGAAAAAACAGAAAAAACAGATAAAGATTTAATTACGTATTATAACTCAACTAAAAAAAGATTCACATAATGTTTATAGGTCCAAACACAAACGCAAGCAAAGTTAGCTGGGGATACGATACAGGATACCCAATAGTACAGTCAAATTTAGATAGCTATAGACTTAATGCTGGAGAACCAACTTATAATTATGTTTCAGATAATAATAACCCATTCGGTTCAGTATCAGACTGGACAGAAGCAGGATGGGCTGGAGATGTAGAATGGAGTCAAGCAGAAAATGCAATCGAGTTAACAGCAACAAATGGATGGCATAGCATATATTACGAATTAGGAAACGATGTAATATCGGAAAATATGTACGTATCATTTGAATATAAACTCAAATCACAACAAACCTCGGGTATATTTGGATTCGTACTTAACGGTACTCATTTAGGTAGTTACACCTCAAGTTTAGGTAATTTCACATCACCATCTCTTACAGAATGGAAAACATACACAGGATCGTTCACCGGTCACAATAGTACCAACGGAACTAGAATATGTATAGGACTAAGAGGCACAGACAATGGCGGTCTTACAGACACAATTTATATTAAAAAACTACAGGTCGAAAAAAATAATCACCACACACCTTTTGCAGGCTTAGCTTTTGCATATCCACCTAATGGACATGGATCTAGAGTAGCATATACAGGTAGTCAAGGTAGCGGAACAGGTCAATTTAAACCAACTTCATTAAAAAATATTGTACAGCGATACACTTACCCTGCTTTTTCTGGAACAGGATTCCCAACAATGGTTAGCAGTAATGATCAAGTATTAAAGTGGAAGATAAACGTAGAAGATGTAACCTTTAATTCAAATGCACAAATGGAATTTGATGGTACTGATGATAAAATGAAAGGAAGCTGGCCAGCATTATTAAATATAGATAATACAGACAAGCCAAGAACCTGGGAAGTGGTATTTAAAACAGATACACTTACTGGAACACATTGTATATTTGGACATAAAGCAAGCGATGGTTGTTCCCACTACTGTAACGGCGGTATTCGACAAAGTAGTAACAGAGTGCAATTTGTATGGTATGATAATGCTAGCTATCAATTTCTACAAGGAACAACAACACTTACAACAACATCGTATTACCATGTAGTAGCAGTATGGGACGAATCAACACTATACCCTACCCTTTATGTAAACGGAGAAGAAGTAGGATCTTGGGGCTCTGCTTCTAATCTAAACTATTCATCAGGTATGCAACAGTACAATGTAGGGTTTAACTCTAAATCAGGAGGGCAGCATTATTTTGATGGAGTTATTCCGATAGTTAAATTTTATAGTAACAGATTGACAGCAACAGAAATAAAACAAAATTTTAAAGGAATTAAAAAAAGATTTAATATTTAATATTTATAATTAAAACACAATAACAATGAGTAGATTTCCAAACAGACGCTGGTTAGTAGTACCAGCAACAGACATAGAAACTATAGATTTCAATCAGGTTTTAGAACATTCAGCGGAAGGTCTAAGATACTCTATAGATAACACAAAAACCTTTGTAAAGTACGAAGTTAATGAAATAACCGCATCATATTCAACAATAGGTATGGATGCTGAAACAGGAGAAGAAATTTCAATTTTACACGAAGCAGGTGTATACGGTAGACCGTCTTTTTATTTAGACAGTTACTCTGAATATACACATAGTGAGATACTAGCTTTACTGTCAACAGATGAATGGACTGATCAAGATGTATTAGATTCACCATCATAAATTAAATATATGGCTTCTCACTTAGGACCAAATACAATTGAAGAAGGGTTAGTAGTTGGCTATGATACCGGCTACCCGTTAGTGAGTACTTCTAGAGATGTCTTTAAATATAATAAAGGTGAACCAACTGAAAATTTAGTAGGTAATTCAACCTTTATTGGAACATCCGGAACACAAACTCAAGGAGTTACTCCTGCTAATTGGGTATTTAGTGGAGAAACAGCATCAACTGGATTCCAATTTTATAATTCCGACACATCTCCTATACCGTTAAAGTTCCCAAACGAAGGTGCAGTTATCACTACCGGTCCAGGAACGTCAAATAGGAGAATTTATTTTAGAAGAGAAGACTTACTTGGTAATACTACTTATAGTATTTCTTGCTGGATGTATTTTAGAACAGGGTTTAGCAGTAGTTGGTCAAAATTTCAATACGATTCATCTGGTACAGGTCTAGGTGGTGGATACTTCGACAGTTTCTCCAGTTACGCTTCAACAAATGGGTATGTACTAAATGAGTGGTTCTTATGGAAAGGTACTCTAACTACAGAAGCTACTACGGCTAAGTGTTATTGGGGACCGGTAGTTAGTAATGGTGTTAATGTATTAGTAGGAATGCAAAGAATGCAAGTAGAGAAAAAAGGACATATAACACCATTTACAAAAGGCACAAGATCAGTATCCGGATCTTTGATAGATTTAAAAAGAGTAAAAGATATAAACATAAGTAATGTAAGTTTTGATAGTAATGCACAATTATCTTTTGATGGAACAAATGATTCTGTACAAATAGCTGATTCGAACGATTTAGATCTAACATCAAACCTGTCTTTTGAGTTTATAGTTAAAGCAGATTCATCCCAAAGCAACCCTTACCCGAGGTTACTAGATAAAAGTGTTTACTTAGTACATCTTAGTGTGTCATCACCATTTTCTATCGCACAAAATATAACAACATCAGACGGGTTGAGACAGGTATCGGTAGGAGGCGCATTTGCATCAGATAAATGGACTCATATAGTTACATCATACGATGGACAAAACGGTAGAATATATGTTAATGGAAGTTTAGTAGCAACAAATAGCTGGAGTACATCGTTGCCCTGTAATACAAACAGTACAGCATTAAAAATAGGAGGAGATGGAGGAACAAATAGACCGCTCAATGGGGAGTTACCCATAGCTAAGATTTATAACAAAGTATTAACTGCAGAAGAAGTATTAAATAGTTTTAATAGTTTACGACATAGATTTGAATTGTAAGTATTAACGTAACTATTTATTATAGACCTTTTGGAAAATGAAAAAAGGATATTATTATGGCAAACGAATTTAAAGTAAAAAAAGGACTGATCGTTGATGGATCAGGTTCAGTAGTATTAGATGTCCGTGGTTCTCATGGACAATTATTTTCTGTAACAGACTCTCTTTCAGGATCATTATTCGGTATATCAGATATATCCGGTATTCCTATCTTTGAAGTCTTTTCCGATGACACTATTAAAATGGGATCTCATGGAGCAGAAGCTATAATAATATCCGGTAGTACAGCTACTATATCTAACGGAATTCTTTCTGGTTCATTTTCTGGTTCATTTGTAGGAGATGCATCAGGATTAACAGGTCTTTCATCAGGAGCAGTTACTGCACTTAATAATGCGACTGCTAATGAATTAGTAACCGTTGGATCAACTACAACAGAATTAGATGCCGAATCAAATCTTACCTTTAACGGAACACTCTTAGATGTAACCGGTAATATAACTTCATCTGGTACAGGTTCATTTGGGAAAGTAAATATAGGAGGAGCTACTCAAGGAACGTACCTATTAAATGTAGGAGGGTATACAAGAGCAGGAGGCGTAGACTTCCTAAATGGAGTTGTATATGCAAACTCTGCTAGGATAACTAGTATGGAGGATAAAGTAAATAACACCTATTCCTCGATATCATTTGCAGGCGCAGCAAGAAGTATAACTTTCATGACAAGTGGAAGCAATAGAATGGTAATAAACTCGGATGGTGATGTATCTATACCTGGAGGTGCTTTATCAATATCAGGTGATGGTAGTAATGCAGTTACCTTTACAGAAAGCGGAGCCGGTCTTTTAACTATCGCAGCACCAGATGATATAAAATTAGATGCAAATAGTGATATAATTTTAGATGCAAATGGTGCAGATATCAGGTTATCAGACAATGGTACGGAAGTAGGAGTTATTAATATGGCTTCCTCTAATCTTACCATAAGTAGCAAGGTATCAGACAAAGATATTATATTTCAAGGTAATGACAATGGAACAACCATAGATGCTCTTACTTTAGACATGTCAGACGCTGGTTCGGCTACATTTAATCACAACATAGGCCTTCCTTCTGGTGGTGAAATTGATTTTAACGCTGGTGATGTTAAGTTTGTACACAGTAGTAATAAATTAACCTTAAATGGTGGTAATTTACTTGTTAACGCACAACTAGCAGTAAATTCTACAACTGTTAACGCTGTTAATAAATTAGAGGTTCACGGTCAAGCTAGGATAAACGGTAAGATGATGATTGGTGATAGTACTATATCTAATGTACCAAACGCAGCAGTGCAATTACACGTTAAGAACGCTGGTCAAGCAGGTATCAGGTTAGAAGACTCAGATAGTACTAATTTAGCTTTTGACGTTATTGTAGACGAGGGCGTTGGTTTTATAGTTAAAGAAACTGTAGGTGGTGACGCTGGTGATGACATTAGACTAACAATAGCTGAAACTACCGGAGATGCAACTTTTTCAGGAAAAATATCAGGTGGTGAAATAGAAGGTACAAGTTTAGACATAAACGGTAATGCTGATATAGCAGGCAATTTGACATTATCATCAGGGGGTAATATTTTTGGTAGTACTGGTGATTTTATAATACAAAATAATGCCGGTGCTCAACTTGATATCAAATCAAACCAAGGCGTAAGGTTATATATTGATAAAAATAATGATGATACCACTCATAAATTTGAAATACTTTCTAATACAGGTTCTTACAATTCTAGTAATGTTGTTGCTAGTGTTGATCAAAGTGGTAATGCAACTTTTGATGGAACGCTGACACTAGGCACTGCTTTAGCTGTAGCTGAAGGAGGTACAGGTTTAACAGCTAACACTACATATATAAACTCAAATGCATTTTCTAACTTTGCTTCATCAGCTGCTGATTGGGACACAATAACAACTAGAGGTCTTTACAGACTATCAGGTGGTACAAACAATCCATTTGGTACTTCTCACGCTACAGGTTTTACTTTGACAGAAAACAGTGGTAATTATGGTTTTCAACTATTCTCGAAAGGAAGTACAAATAATGCAGAGGGGTTAGCATATAGGTATAGAGGTACGACCTGGGGAGCATGGCAAACAATAGTTACTAAAACATTTGGTGACGGTAGGTATGCAAACGTAGCTTCAGGAAGTTTAGCGGGATCAGCAGTACAGGAGAATACTTCTCCAACATTTGATGATTTAACAGTAACTGGTAACCTAACAATTACAGGAACAGTAGATACTTATAACGTAAATAATTTAAATGTAGTTGATAAACTTATTATCATTGGAGCAGGCCAAACAGAAGCAAATTCAGACGGTTCAGGTATATTTGTATCCGGTTCAAGTGCTAGTTTACTATGGGATGAAACTAACGATACCTGGGACTTTAATAAAAGCTTAGACATAACCGGTAATCTGACCACTTCAGGAAACATCACAGGAGGAGGACTAACACTTAATGGAAGTTTATCAAGAGGTAGTTACACCGCATCGTCTAACTACCACACAGGATCAGACAATATTGTATTAAAAGGAAATTCTGTAGGGATAAGCGGTATATTCTTCGAATCAGAAAAAGATGGTACTAATATTAACCACAGTACTGATTTTGGGTTTATACAATACCATCCTTACGGTACAGGTACATCTGGAGAAAATGCTGAATTAATAATAGGTGTTTCAAATGACAGTTCAGATCACGTAATACTTAATGCTCCATCCGCAGAAGGATTTAGGGTAAGAGTTGCTGCCGGTGAAACAGACTATAAGATCTTCCACGAAGGACATGAACCAACTTATAGTGAAATATCAGGAACCATCCCAACTTGGAATCAAGACACAACAGGAACTGCAGCATCAGCATCACATGCATTAATAGCAGATACAGTAACTACAAATGCTAATTTAACCGGACATATAACCTCATCAGGTAATGCAACAGTTTTAGGATCCTTTACAACAGCACAATTAAATGCAGCTATTTCTGATGGTACAGTACTAACTGCAGAAGCAGATACTTTAGATACTGTTGCTGACAGAGGGGCTACTACAAATAACACTATTACATCTACAAATGGATTAGGTTTTAAAGTTGATTCAGCAGGATCTGCTAGAATAGAAATAGAAAACGGAGGAAGCAATTGGGCATATTTAAGACTTAGAGATGACAGTACGGTATCATGGGATATAGCATCCTATAATGGTGGTAACCTAGAATGGAGACCAGGAGGATCTGCAACTAATAGAATGACATACTCTTCTACAGGGTTATTATCAGTACCTTCTATTACTACAACAGGAACTATACACCTAGATAACGATTCAGCTCAACTTCAGTTAGGAGATGACAATGATATGCAAATATACCATAACGGAGCAAATGGTGAAATAAATAATACAACGGGTAACTTTACTATCGACTCTGCAGGAGATATAATTTTAGATGCAGCAGGAGATTCTATACAACTTACTGATAACGGTACGCTTATTGGTAAAGTTAATATGACTTCACAGAACCTTACATTTATCTCCTCAGTTAGTAACAAGGATATGATATTTAGAGGTAATGACGGCGGTACATTTTTTACGGCTTTATCATTAGATATGTCAGATGCAGGAACAGCTGCATTTGCAAATGACATTGTTGTTAATGGTGACCAAATAAGATTTATAAATGACGCAGCATCAGCATACGTAAGCGCAGCAGATGCTTTAATATTACAGTCTGATTATAATACCGGAGAAAACAAACCGATATACCTACAGCCTTCAGCAGTTACAGAGTTAACAGTAGCAACAGGTAAATCTACCTTTGTTGGCAATGTGGGGATAGGAACAGATACCCCAGCATCTAAATTACATGTTTCTGGTACAACAGATCTAGTTACTATAGAAGGATCAGGAAGTGTGCTATTTGACGTACAGGGGTCTCAAGGTCAATTATTCTCAATAACAGATTCTTTAGAAGGTACTTTATTCTCTGTTAGTGACGTAGCTGGTATTCCAATCTTAGAAGTAGAATCTTCTGATAAGGTTACAATGGGTTCATTCGGAGCTAACACGCTTGTAGTTACAGGTTCTTACGCACTCTTCGGTACAAACTCTCCTAATACAGCATTTGCAAGTACAGTACAGATACATGAGAGACAGTTACTGCTAGACCATACAGACCATACTCAACCTATATTAACAGTAGGAGGAGGTGGAGCAGCAGGAATAACCGGATCTTTAACTTTTTATACCTCAAACACCACAGGTCAACATCAGATGATTATTGAATCTGGACACTCTTCAGCAGAAATAAGATTTATTAATAATAGAGTTATACTAGACGGTAAGTTAAATATAGGAAGTGTAGCAGGTGTTGCTACAGACACAGATAAATTTTTAGTACTTGACGGACAAGTTGTTAAGTATGTTTCCGGATCTCAACTATTAAGTCAAATAGGAGGAATCGGTCCTACTGGAGCAACATTAGACACTGTAACTGACAATGGAGCTACAACAAAAA